CGATTCTCTCGTTCCAAGCGTAAAAATCGTCGGCTACCAGTGTGAGTAAATAAAAATTCCCCCACTGTACACTTAAGCAAGCGTACATATGGGTTGAAAAATAACCTCTCTTAGCAGAGTCCTTAAAAAAGGATCAAACGATTTGTACGCTTGCGAACAAGCAAAACTACAACTAGTGTAGACTGTGCACCGACCACACAGTTTTAAGGTGGCACTGTTGGCCACGCTCCAAGTCTATAGAGCCCAGGAACATTCAAAAAGAATATTGGGTTATAGTCTGTTCCTGCTGCACAGTAAAAACTCTGTACAGACAGGTTGGAGTCTTTTTCGTAGCGATTTACGACAACTTGCAGGGTATCATGATCTGTATCATCAAACCCCGTACCAAGCGTTCTATAATCAGCACTATTGTTTTGCATCTTATACTTACTGTACATAGGTGCTAGAACTGATAGACCAGCTTGAGTATGTTGGTTAGTTAAACTAACACCAGAACATCCTGCATTTGAAACACTACCAAAGAATACACTTTGATAACCATCATCATTAGCTAATGTTGTTCCAATGGTTCTGTCGTAAGCGGCAGTTGTTAAAACTTTTGTTGATCTTTGAATTTTACAACTGCCAGAGACTTCATGAGATTCGGCATTCACATGCCAAATGATGGAGCCTCTGCTACCAACAAACGGTAATGTAAACCAAGATACATAAGCCCAATGTACAAAATTGAAATTGGCCGTACTTGCACCTATGGTCTCGTCTGCTACGACGATACCGTCTGGATCATAACCAGGGTACAATGGTCGTCTATTCATATAAGAATATTCATAGAAAACCTTCGTTGACCCTGTACTGTGGAACATCATGCGGTGAAAAGACGCTCTCCGCATCAATGTTCGTAAAGAGTAAATAGTTTCACCACCATAAACCAAATCTAAGTGTTCATCAGTATCGGATTTTCTCCCACCAAACGTATATTCGCTTAGTGTTGAGGATTCATCTTTAGATTGAACGGCATATGGTGTAAGAATCTCATGCTCATCCAAATCTCTAGGTCCCATAAACCGCATATTCTCTGCACCTTCAGCCAAGACTGCTATCTTGACATCAGCAGATGAGACCGGAGATGTCTGTTCTGTGAGAACACGCACAGTTAATGTACCATTATACTTATTAACATCATTCGTGATTGGTGAGGTATCCCACAATTTCGAAGCACTACTTGTGTTGATTTCAGCATATGGTGTAGATTGAGCCCAGGGAACGCGAATGCGAACATCCTTATCCTTGGCAATATCCACAATGATTTGATAAATTTCGGCAGTGTTATCCGCAGTAGAACCAATGTTCGAATAAGGATCCCAAGAAATTCGAAGTCGCCCCCTATGGTATTGTGACGATATTATTTTAAAAGTAAATATAATATCACCACGCCAGTATGTAAAGGCTTTTGCAACGAACCACATTGGTGTTCCTTGAATATAGTTCTGAGAAGATATAGTTGTCGAATTAACCAAAAATGGTGTAACTGCGCTAGTCCACAGCAAAGTATCTGGATTATCAGATGCTTGCCACGTAAACTGATCAAGATATGATGGTTTAGATACAATATTCTTAACCATGAGTTCGTCTCCAACATCAACTCCCAACACTTTAGAATCGATTGTCAATTCATTCTTTGGATCTAAAGTTAGTTTTTCGATGGGAGTGCCAATTGATGTTGTAGATAACATAGGAAAAGCAGCTGATTTCATTGCATGAATATCATCAATAACAGGAACGTTGGTAAAACCAAACAATCTTGCAATGGAACCTACTGCTGTTGCCGCAATTTCGGTAGCCACTGCAAAAGGTCGAATAGTTACCCCCACAGCTGAACCTATAATAGGCACACTATCTATAGCTGTAACAACTTTGTTGGCTATACTAGCTATGGCTGAAGCAGGTGCTGATATAGCGCCATCATCTTCATACTCATCTTTAGATTGTACAGCTAGGTCCAACGTTGGACCAGCTAATTCAACATTTTCTGCCCATGCATAAACTTGAATAGTACAACCCATACCCGACACTGAATTTGCATTATTCAGTAAGGATAGAGAATCAAAACTTAATGTTCCCATATTGTCAAAGTTCGTCGCACTCACACATCTGATATATTGTCTATGATATAAAAATGGCAAAATCATTTCACCACCCTCATTATTTTCAGGTCGCAACCAAATGTGCGGGCGCTGTGATTTACCCATGAACTCAAAATCTTCTAGTCCAACCCCTGCAAATACTGGTGCTGGAGCAAATAGAGTCAAAGGGCGGTAGGAGACCAATCCCAAGCCATAATAAAAAGGAGACGCATTAATCACTACTTTGATATGTAAATTACATCTAAGCAATGAATAATTATCTAACTTCCTCTTAATTGCGGCTTTAGAAAAATACTCGGTCCAAGGATTGATATCTGTATCCAGATTTGCTCCTTCTGTCCAAGTTATAGTTGCTATTTCCACGGGTCGGGATAAATATTCCTTAAGTGATGTGTTAGCTGCCTTATCCATGTTACCATAACTAATAGGAGCAGGCATACCCACATTCAATCCAGCAACTGAGTCTCCAAAACGAACATTTTCTTGTTGTAAATCTTCTTCAGCTTCACAACAATCTTGCATATCAGTGGATTGAACCACTAACGTTTCATTGCTGACCATCACACCAAAGCCGAAGCATAAGACACAAGGGTCAACATCGCTGCAAGAGCTTGTAAAAGTTTCACATGCTCTGACAGCATGGCCGCTACACACAGTAAAATTGTGTGGAGATGACCAATCATCTTGATCGACAGGAATGTAAACTTCCTTATTTTGTGTTTCCAAAAGATTTTGGAGGTGAGTTTTTTGTAAACTCTCTTTATTTCTGAAAATACTTTTTGCAAGCCTATTTGTACCTATACACCGCAGGCTCATGCGTTGTGTAAGGCCCTATAAGATCTTTTGTATACCAACCGGATACATCTCTAAAAAGAGATTTTGAGGAACGCTCAGGTAGGTTACGTGAATAATCCATGCTCTACTAAACTCGGATCTAATAGGTTTGGTCTATTAGTAGCAGTAACTATTTTTCACGGAGAGTTTTGGTTTATTTCGGACATACTCTCAAAGCCCGGCCCCAATTTAGCGTCTCAGAAAATATCTAATAGCTAAATAAGGAATGATGAAATGTGGAATTTCAGTTATATGCAACCACACCATACAAATGAGTCGATGAGTTATATTGGCAAGAAACCAAGCAGCAAAATAATAAAATACAAATTTTATTCTTTTTCTGCAAAGTTTCGCCATATACCACGAACTCAATTGAGCAGTGAGGTTGGATGGTATAATGAATTTGCGTATTTGAATGATTTCCCAAGAGAAAAGCACATTAAATACAACAGATTGCATCATAACATCAAATAACTGAGCCCACATGATCCAATCATGAATAGAAATATCATAATTGGTAGAGGATTGAGAAGTCGGATACACAAGTACATCCCATTCAGAATAGTGAAAATCACCACTTTGAACGTTTAATACATGTGAAAGATGAGCAGATGATTGCCAGAATTGGTCCGCCAAGGATTGATACGTGGGAAATGTACTATCTTCCACCCAATTCTGGATTTCCATCTTTTCCACTAGTTCCATGAGCATCTTCCGCTTCTCCTCGAAGACAGGTCGACCATAAAAGAAGTATTCACGCAATGCTGTATCAATGACAGCAATTGCTTGAGCTTCTTTTGGAATAGATTTGGATCTGTTCCAAACAGTCAGCATCTTCTCAATTGAATCGTGTTCCAATGGTGCCAGATAGCAAGCCATATCTTCATCGTACCGCCAAGTCCGCTTCAAAAAAGAAGCTTCATCAATGTGAATAAATGGAACACTTTCCGCCTCCTTGTCTGCCATAGTATAGACAATATCTATTTTAGCAAACTCCTCTGCAACAGCAGTGTGATTAAACCAATCACATTTAGGAGAGACGGACATAATATTATCATCACCATAAGTCATCAAATTAACATTGTCATTGAATGACTTACATTCCTTCGCAGGGTTAAGATGATAATAAACGTATCTCATTCGAAGCGAGTTCACAATGGAGTTCAAAATTACAGTTAATGGGTTTCCCGAAGGATTTGACCCATAAAACTGAATTAAATCGCCATTGTAATCAACGAGTGGAAATGCAGTGTCCTCAGCAATGCACTGTATCACACGTAATTCCTGCTCATTGTAATTCCCAGAACGTTCACAAATAGCATGCAAGATATCAAAGGCGGCCAAAATTTCTTTTGGACTCATCTTTTTATCAATGCTTTATAATCACCGGCAATAATTCGATCTTCACCATGTTGTGTAACATAATTACGAATTTCTTGCCACTCAAGTGATTGAGCAATCGTTCCAGGACCAGCTTCGAACACAAATCTATTCTCCTGTATTAATTTCGTACAGGAAAGAAGAAATTTACGCACAATAAGAGACCAATCCATAGGAGCACCAGTAAAAACACGGGTTTTCCCAATTTTGATCTTTTTGAAAGACACAGGTTCATCTTTCAAATGTGCGCAAAAGTTAGGATGAGAACATTTACCATCTAAATAATTTGATAAAATTTCATCCATTCGATTATCAATCTCAAGATCAACAGAAACAGGATCAAGATTCTGACCAACGGGTGGAATAGAAGATAGAAAATATTTCTTGCTCTTCTTCCACGGGTTGCCAGCACTCGTATTTCTGTTCATCTTATCGATGTAAACAACTCCAGCTTGTCCATTTATTGCAGAAAAATCATCAAGAACTTGGACACAAGAAAACTTAGAATCTTCCATAGCCATAATTCGTTCAAGATACGATTCCTTGCAAAGGTCCAACACATCAGTTCTAATGTGCATAATTGGTTCAACAAGATCAAGAGCAGCAATACGCCAAGGCTCATAAGAGCCCATAACAGGTGGACCATTCTTGATTTTGTAACCTTCCAAATGATAAACCATTGGAGTTGTTTCAACACAAGACTTCATTTTCCCTCGAAAACCTTCAAAGGAACCATACAGATTTCCCAAACCTTGAGGGATATATCTGAAAACAGATTTCTTGTGCAAAGCAGTAACGGATCGTTCTTTAGTTGCAGCAGTAATTAAATCAAAACTACCACTCTCAACTGAAAATCGATTCATTTTGCTCACAGCATCCTCCAAATCCTCACGTGTCACGCGTTGGAGGATAATGTCATTCGACCATTCGTCACGTGCAAAGTGGATACCGGCCAAAATGTATCCCAAATCAGTTTGTACAGTCAAAATAGAACCGCAATCACCGTCTTTGGATTTATCTTTGGACTTAGCTCTCCACAAATCAACAACAATCTTACCAGTTTCCTTAGTATTGATTTTTTGTTGACGCATGAGACGAACATTATCACATTTGGCACCAATCATAGAACCATCAAACTCGCGTCCAATAGTTTCACCAGATAGTGGGCCATCAATTTTCTCCGAAATAAAATATTTGACAATATTTTTCTTTGGAGGTAAATTGCGGATTGTGATGAAAGCCAAATCACGTTCAGGATAACGAACAACATCTTTCTCACACAATGTGAACTCACAGTTTCCATTAATGTGTGTATCAGCAGATTCAACAATTCTGATGATGGTCGTATCAACAATTTCGGGAATACAATGATTGTTGACCATATAGATGTGTCCTGTAACACAGGTCATCTTACTTGGTCGCCAAACATTCCCTTCAACATTTGAATTTTTGATACGTGCACTCACACAATTTCTCGCAATTCGTTTTTTAAAATCTTCGAAAGAAGAAGATTTTGCAGAAGCAGATTCGCGTGAAACCTCAAATGGAAT